CAATGGCTACCTCGAATACCACCACTTTTAATCTTAGTTTTGATAGCATTATTGAACGTGCTTATGCTCGTTGTGGTAAGTCTATGCGAACAGGTTATGATCTTAGAGCAGCAAGAGATAATTTAAACTTGTTGTTTTCTGAGTGGGGTAATCGGGGTATTCATTTATGGAAAGTAAAAAATCATACACAAAATTTAGCGGCAGGAACTACAACTTATACTGCACCATCAGATGCGTCTGATGTTTTAGAATTAGTTTTTAGAAAAATTGATGGTAGTACAACAACAGATACAAGTATGACTAAAATATCAAGGTCAGAATATGAGAATGTGCCAAACAAATTTTCTCAAGGACAACCTAGTCAATATTTTGTTCAGAGAAATTTATCTAATGTAGAAATAAATTTATATCAAACACCTGATACTACAGACACACAAATTAATTATTTTTACGTGGGCAGAATAGAAGATGTCGGAGAATATACAAATGAACCAGACGCACCTTTTAGATTTTTACCATGCACTGTTGCAGGACTTGCATATTATTTAGGGCAAGAAGTTGCACCAGAAAAATCACAAGAATTAGAAAGAAGATATGAGGCAGAATTACAAAGAGCATTGACAGAAGATAGTCAATCAACCTCTGTAAATATTGTGCCTAGAAGTTTTTACGTGGGGTAATATATGACCTTTGCAAATGGTAATCGTGCTATAGCTTTATGTGATAGATGTGGCCAACAATACAAATACTTACAATTAAGACAAGAATGGAATGGACTATTTACCTGTCCTAGTTGTTTTGAACCAAAACATCCTCAATTAGACCCAGCTTATCATGCAGCAGATGCGATCGCACTCAAAGACCCAAGACCAGCAAGACAAGAACCGGTGACTGTTTTTGTTGGTGCACCAGGTGACTCTGCATTTACATCAGATGGTATGATACCATCTACTCAAAGCACGGAGTTGCTTATTGGTTCAAGTGTTGGTACAGTAACTGTGGTGATATCATGAATTATTCTGAACTCTTAGACAATGTAAGAAACTATACTGAGGTAACTTCCGACGTTTTATCTAACTCTGTGGTAAATGTTTTTATAACTAATATAGAAAATCAAATTGATAGATTAGTAGATACAGATGCACAAAGAAGATATGCAACATCTGCCTTTGAAGCTAACAACTCTTTTTTAGATGTATCTGGACCAGAAGGTGGTTTTAGGTTTGCTAGGGGTTTACAATTACATAAATCAGATGGCAACATTGAATGGTTAGAACAAGTAGATACTACTTTTATTGATGAGTACGCAGTTCAAAGATCTACATCAAATACAAGTTTTACAGGTGAGCCTAGATATTGGGCTAACTGGGATTCCACAACATTAATTGTAGCACCTACTCCTAACTTAGCTTACACAGTAGAAATGTGGTATGACGAAACACCTGAAAGAATAGGTAACGGTTCAGGTAGCACTTCTACCACAACTTTTGTTTCTAATAATGCACCAGAGGTTTTATTATATGGTGTCTTGTCAGAGGCGTATTCATACTTGAAAAATACTCAAGATATGCAATTATACACACAAAAGTTCCAGACTGCCTTACAGGCTTTTGCTAATGAGCAAATGGGACGTAAACGAAGAGACGAGTATGTTGATGGAGTTTTAAGAGTACCCTTACCATCAGCAGACCCAAAAGCCTAAGGAGGGCATAAAATATGACAATAAATCAAGCAGTCTGTGCTTCCTTCAAACAGGAGTTGCTAGCGGGAGATCATGATATTGATAATGATACAATTAATCTCGCTCTTTATACAAGTTCTGCAACTTTAAATGGAAACACAACAGCATTTTCAGCAACCAACGAAGTTGGAAACTCTGGAACATACGCTAGTGGTGGTGCGACTTTAACAAGTCCAACCATTGGCTTAACCAAAACAAGCGCAACAGCATCAACAGCATTTGTTGATTTTGCAAATGTAAGTTTTACTTCAGCAACAATTTCTGCTCAAGCAGCTTTGATCTATAATAGATCATCAAGTAATACAAATGCAGCTATTGCAGTTTTAGATTTTGGTAGTGTAAAGACATCAACAAACGGTACATTTACAATCGCATTCCCAACTAACGATGCTTCAAGTGCTATATTAAGACTATCTTAATATAGGAGGTCATTACCATGGCAGATGCTTGGAATGAGGGCACGTGGGGACAAGGCTTTTGGGGGCAACAGAGCTCTGTCACTGTAACCCTTACAGGTGTTTCGTCAACAACAGCGTTAGGCACAGCGTCAGCAACAGCTGATGTCTCTGTACCGCCTTCTCCAGTCACACTTACATCAACTTTAGGCACTCCTACAGCTGAACCAGAACACGTAATATCACCTACTGGTGTTTCATTTGAAACTCAATTATCTGGTGCACTAGCAATTGAAGAAGGAGCAGGAGTTGTTTTAGGTAGCTTATCAGTTTCTTTTGCAGTTGGTGATGAAGCAGGTTCAGGCACAGTAGATGCAGGTTGGGGCAGAGGATCATGGGGATCTTTTGCTTGGAATGAAAATATAGAATTTATAACTAATGTAAGTGGCGTAACAATGGCCACCTCATTAGGAACTACAACGCAAGAAGTAGGAACAGGTGTTATTGTAAGTCCAACAGGATTATCAATGACCTCATCAGCAGGCTCATTAGAAGTTTCTGAAGCTACTGCTTTAATTAATCCAACAGCATTAACTATAGGAGCAGCATTATCAGGTGCTACTGTTTCTGGTGAAGGTAGTGTAGGAGTTGTTGCACCGTCAGATCAACTTGATTTTGCAATAGGAACACCTGTAATAGATATCTTTACGCAGATAGATCCTGTTGGTGTTTCTGCAACAACATCGCTTGGAACTGCCGTGGCAGAGGCAGATGCTTTAGTAACTCTTGGTAGTTTATCTAGCAGCTTTACGTTAGGAACTGAGACAGTAGAGGTTGGAACGGGTGTTATAGTAAGTGTTTCAACAGTAGCTCTAACATTCGCTGAGGGCACAGAAACAGTAACAGGTGGTGCCATAGTAGATATTACTGGATTAAGCATGACTACAGCTTTAGGTGATCCATTTAGTACGCCTTGGGCTAACGTGGTTACAGGTGCAACTAATACCTGGACAGAGGTAAACGCAGCATAAAAAGTGTTGCTTGGGTAACAAAAAAAGATATATTTTAGAAAGGTATAAACATGGCAAGTACATTTACATCAAGATTTAAACTCGAAAAAATGGAAACAGGGGCTAACGCCAATACCTGGGGTACAAGAACTAATAATAATCTAGACGTAGTTGACGCTTTCGGTGGTGGATATATTGCAAAATCCGTTGCTGGTTCAGCTGATGTTACACTCACAACAGGTAATGCAGACTCTACTACAGAATCAGCAAACAAAGTTATTGAACTTACTGGTGCACTTACTGGTGACATTAAAGTATTGGTTCCTGCCGTTGAAAACGAGTATGTGTTTTTCAATAATACATCAGGATCACAAACCCTAACAATTGCTGCTACAGGTCATACATCAAATGGTATAGCCATAGCTCAAGGGGCTTACTCTCATGTTTATTGTGAGGGTTCTGCTAACTTCGGTATCAAGAATTCTGTTGACAAATTAGGAGCAACTACATTTGTAGGCGATGCAACAGCTGGTGGTGGTAATATAATTTTAAGAACCAACGGTGCTGTAACAGCAACCACGTTTGTAGGTAGTGGTTCAAATTTAACAGGCGTTGAACCCTTCCCTTCAGGGACTAAACAAGTTTTCTTTCAGGCTTCCGCACCAACAGGTTGGACTCAAGACACAGCTTCAGGTTTAGCTAACGCAGCTATGCGTGTCGTAGTTGGAAGTGGTGGAGGCACAGGTGGTAGTGATACCTTTCAAACAACATTTGCCTCTTCAAGATCAACAGAGACAAAAGATTTACCAGTCGCAGGTTCAGTATCTCTTTCTGGTACTGTAGGTGGTAAAACATTATCTACACCTGAGATACCATCTCACAATCACCCATTTACTGTTTTAAATGGAACAAATGAAAACGTCCAAGGTAAGGGTGCAACGGGTGGTAACTACTCAGGAACCATATCACCAGTTGTTACTCAATTGGGAAATGCAGGCGGTGGTGGTAGTCACACTCACCCATTTAGTGGTACAGGATCTTTATCAAGTGCATCAGCACCAAGTGCCTCATTTGCAATGCCAAACATGGATTTGAAATTCGCTAACGTAATTATCGCAGCCAAAGATTAATGCCAATATTCGACCCTGACGGGACGTGTCCACTTCTAAAAAAGAAGTGCATTAAACATAAATGTATTTGGTACAATATGCTTCAAGGTAAGAATCCTATGACAGGAGCAGATGTGCATGAATGGGGC